GGCGATCTGCGAGGGGTCAGAGTTTGACGTTCTCTCCCGCTATGTTGACGCGGCCGAATGGTATCGCGCCGACATTGTAATGAGGATCACGGGCGACTGCCCATTGATCAGCCCCCAGCTTTGTGGGGCCATCCTCAAGTCCCTAGAGGACGCGGACTATTGCAGTAACGTGTGCCCTCGCACCTTCCCGAAGGGATTGGATTGCGAGGTATTCACGACCAGCCTTCTGCTTGAGGCTGATCAGAACGCAACGGGCGACGATCGGGAACACGTTACGCCCTGGATGCAGCAACACGCCGCCAACAAGGTGAACTATCTAAGCCCCTGGCAGTTAGACGGGCGCCTGACGCTCGACACTGAGGACGATTACAAAACCATCTGTGCGGCCTTCGGTCATGAACCTTATCAGCGTCTATGAGCGGCCCGACCGCCACGAGTTGCTATATCGGTTATTGGCCGAGCGGGATGATGAGGTAAACATTAGCCACAAGGCAATGCCTGGCTTCTGCCAACACATCGCATTCGTTGAGTCTAAACCATATGAGGCTTGGTACTTCATCGTCGGTGGCGATGATGTGTATGGCGCGTGCTATCTGACCAAGGGGGATGAGATTGGTATTCACATATTCCGAAGCCATCGAGGACACGGATACGGCAAAAGGGCTGTTGAGGCGCTTATCCGAGATAAAGGACCAAGGCGCTATCTTGCAAATATCAGTCCGCGAAATGAAAATTCTGCTGCAATGTTCTCGCGACTTGGCTTTACGCTCATACAACATACCTACGAACTAAATGAACCCGCACCAAGTCACTAAGGATTTTGAGAAGGCAATCTGCGAGTACACCGGGGCGCCGTTCTGTGTAGCGGTCAACTCCTGCACGATGGCGCTGCTGTTGGCGTGTGTGTGGCACAAGGTTGAGACGGTAAGCATTCCGCGGTTCACCTACGTTAGCGTCCCAATGTCCATCATTCACGCTGGCGGCAATGTGGTGTTTGATGACAGAGAATGGACGGGCTCCTATTCGCTCGACCCTTACCCAATCCGCGATTCTGCTCGCCGCTTTACATCCGGCATGTACCGTGGAGGGATGGAGTGTGTATCGTTCCACTGGTCGAAAATCCTCGGTCTTCAGCAGGGTGGCGCGATTCTTCACGATGATGCGGAAGCCGATGCGTGGCTCCGCAGAGCAAGGTTTGACGGACGAACAGAGGGCGTCGCGCCGAAAGACGACGATTTCATCCTCGGGTGGCATTGCTATTTGTCCCCCGAAATCTCAGCACAGGGGGTAATGAGGCTATGTCTGTTGCCGAAGCACAACGAGGACTTGCCGAACGACGAATATCCCGACCTGTCGAAGGTTCCGCTGTTCCAGAGATCGTCGCCGAGATCAGCGGGAACCACGGCGGCAGCCTTCTCAACGCGAAAGCGCTTATCAAAGCGGCGATGGTCGCAGGCGCAGATGCAGTAAAGTTTCAGTGCTTTGAGCCTGAGGCTCTGGCACTCAAGAGACTCGGCGTCATGTGGCACGGTGAGCCGCAGACGTATCAACAGCTCGTAAGCCTATACAAGACAACGCACACGCCCAAGGCTTGGTTTCCCGAATTAATCGCGTGTTGCGCTAATGTGGGCATTGCTTGGTTTGCGTCTGCCTTTAGCCCCGATGACGTGGCATTCCTGGAGACCATGGACTGCCCGCGATACAAAATCTCGGCATATGAAATGCTGGACGGCGACCTGATTAACGCCGTGGTCAAGACCGCCAAGCCGATCATCATGAGTGTGCGATCGACTGAGCGGGTTACGATCCTCGTGGCAAGCGACTACGAGGGCGAACATTCCCCTCTTGGGTTTTCTGATCACTCTCCATGGGGGGAACCGTGCTGCTATGGCCCGATGATTGAGCGTCATTTGAGGCTGCCTGACGTGCCATGTGAGGATCAAGAGTTTAGCTCAACGCCTGAGCAATTCGCTGAATACGTGAATATGGTCAAATACCATGACTGACCTCTGGACCGGCGATTTCGGCAACGACTACACCAAGCGACAGGCGGACACGTCAGGCGCCCGCAAGCATATGTGGCAGATGGTTCTGCCCAAGCACGTCGAGTCAATCCTTGAGGTAGGCGCAAACGTAGGTGCAAACCTTGAAGCCATCAGCCAATTCAGCACGGCTGAGCTATTCGCGACAGAACCCAATGAGTTGGCGCGTCAAGAGCTAATCGGCAAAGATATCTGCGTTCAGGTCACGAACGACCCAGCTAACGACCTACGGCCTGGAGAAGGCGCGTTCGATCTGGTGTTTACGTCAGGGGTATTGATCCACATCCCGCCAGATCAACTTGCTGCCTCAATGCGTGAGATTCACAGGGTAGCAAGGCGCTGGATCATATGCGCGGAATACTTCTCCCCCTCTGAGGAGATGATCCCATACCGAGGGCATGACAACGCCCTATGGCGCAGAGACTATGGCAGCCTTTATCTGGATATGTTCCCAGACCTTCGTTGCACATCCTGCGTCTTCGCATGGAAGCGCATGACAGGCTTGGACAACCTCACATTCTGGGTCTTTGAAAAGGGCTCAAGGAACTAAATATGTCACGCGGAAGAACACCCGGTTTCCACATGAGTGAGGAGCATCGGGTTAAAATCAAGAATAGCAACATTCTCAATGCCTTGATTGAGCACGTCGAGGGCAAGAGGGAGATGTCCTCAACGCAAGTAACTGCGGGGCTTGGACTGCTGGCCAAGGTCATGCCGAACCTCTCGGAAAACAAGTCCACCGTCCAGCATTTGACGGCTCGGGAAGTTAGCGACAATGAACTTGCAGATATCGCCGTCCGAGGCAGCGAAGGAACTGCTGAAGCGCCGATCGATCCGTCGCAACTTAACTGAGTGGTGCCAATACAGCGGGTTTGAGCCTGCTGCGCACCACAGGCTTCTGATCGACAAGCTGGAGCGTGTAACGGCTGGTGATATAGACCGCCTTGCCGTGTTCATGCCTCCCGGCGCTGCCAAATCAACATATGCGAGCATCCTCTATGCCCCATGGCACCTCGGACAAAGACCTCAAGACTGCATTATCGCTGCAAGCCACACTCAAGAGCTTGCAGAGAAGTGGGGACGAAGAGTCCGAAACCTACTTAGTGAACATTCGCTCGTCCTCGGAGTCGATCTCGCTGCTGATAGCCAGGCTGCGGGACGATGGGAGACTAATCGAGGAGGCGAATATTTCTCTGCCGGTGTCGGCGGGGCAATTGCAGGACGACGAGCTGATCTCGTTGTTATCGACGATCCTGTCCGATCAAGAGAAGACGCCGACTCTGAACTGATCAGGGACAAGACCTGGGATTGGTACAAGTCGGACCTATACACTCGACTGAAGCCCGGCGGGCGCATCGTTCTCATTCAGACGCGATGGCACGAGGATGACCTTGCTGGCAGGCTCCTTGATGAGATGGGCAAGGGCGGCGATCAGTGGGATGTGATCAGCCTTCCGGCATTGGCCGAGGCGAACGACCCGCTTGGTCGGAAACTCGATCAACCGCTATGGCCTGAGTGGGAAGACAGGGCAGAACTCGACCGCAAGCGCCGAGCAGTTGGACCGCGTGACTGGTCAGCCCTCTATCAACAGCGTCCAGCGCCAGAGGATGGCGACTACTTCAAAGCGGAGTGGTTAAGACCCTATGCCCAGGCTCCTGCACGCGAAACGATGCGCATTTATGGCGGTTCTGACTACGCCGTTACAGCTGACGGTGGAGACTTTACCTGTCACGTTGTTGTGGGACTTGATCCTAGCGGACGGATGTATCTGCTGGACCTGTGGCGAAAGCAGGCGGCAAGCGACGAGTGGGTTGAAGCCTTCTGCGACCTAGTTAAGGGATGGAAACCAATTGGCTGGGCGGAAGAGCAGGGTCAAATCCGATCAGGCATCGGCCCGTACCTCGATCGACGCCAGCGTGAACGGCAAGCCTACGTTGTCCGTGACGCCTTCCCCACAAGAGGGGACAAGGCAGTCAGGGCGCAGTCCATACGTGGCAGGATGGCCCTCGAAGGACTCTATGTCCCGATCGGAGCGGCTTGGTATCCTGACCTACGAGCGGAGCTATTGAGCTTCCCCGCCGGCAAGCATGACGATCAGGTGGATGCGCTCGGCCTCGTTGGCCAGTTGCTCGACTACATGATGACCGGACCAAAGGCGGCTGAGCCTGAGAAGGCCAAGAACCCCTCGGGGTATCGCCAATACACTGACATTGAACGCACGGACGACTGGAAAGCCTACTAATCCATGCCCGAAACCTCATACACCGCGCAGCCTGCTGGCAGCGCCACGGGGACGCATGGCCAAAGCACGGCCGCGCCTACCGACTACTGGCCGCTGACCAAGCTGCGCAAGTGTTACACCGATTACCTGTTCTCCAAGCGTGAGGAGATCGACGAGGCCATAGACGCGCGGCGCTATTACCACGGCTCACAATACACCGCGGAGCAGATTACTGCATTGCGCAAGCGCAAGCAGCCGATCATGACATTCAACCGCATCAACCGTAAGATTGATGGCGTTGTCGGGGCTATTGAGGGCGGCAAGCAAGACCCCAGGGCATATCCACGGACACCACAGCACGAAGAGGGCGCAGACCTCGCTACCGCCGCATTGCGGTATGTGCTCGATCAGCAGGATTGGGACGCCAAGGCACCGGTCTGCTGCATGACGAGTGCGGTTGATGGCATCGGCGGGGTTGAGCTCGATATTACCCAAGGCGATAAGGGCGACGCTGAGGTCGGCATTACCGATGTTGAGGTTGACTCGTTCTTTTATGACCCACGCTCACATCGGGCTGACTTCTCAGACGCCCGCTATATGGGCATCGGCAAGTGGCTGGACAAAGACATCGCCTCGGACATGTTCCCGGACGCCGATGAGAATGCGTTCTCTGCCGACGATGAACTGACCAGCAATTCCGACCGTGAGGCGCGCTGGTTTCGCTCCGAGGGCGTTCAGGATCGCGTCCGCGTGGTGGAGATTTGGTACAAGCACAAGGGCGGATGGTGCTGGGCTGTGTTCTCGGGCAACGCCATCCTGAAGGAAGGCGCGAGCCCATTCAAGGACGAGAAGGGCGAGGCCACCTGCAAGTATATCATGTGGTCCGGCAACGTGGATCAGGACGGCGACCGATATGGGTTTGTCCGCAATCTGAAATCCGCGCAGGACGGCCTCAACGCCAAACAGTCCAAGATGCAGCATATCCTAGCATCCAAGCGGATATTCGTCAGGCAGGGCACGGTTGATGATGTTGAGAAGGTCCGCGCCGAGATGGTGCGGCCAGATGGCGTTGTCCAAATCCCCGGCGACATCAGCACCAGTCTGAAGGTTGACGATCAGTCCTTCGACTTCGCTGGCCTCGTCAAGATGCTGGAACTCAACCAGTCCGAGATTGAGAACTTTGGACCTAACCGGACGCTGTTGAGCGAGGGCGGGGTCGATACCCGCTCAGGCCGCGCGATTGCCATGCTGCGGGAATCAGGCATGGCCGAGCTCGGGCCGTTCATCCTGTCGCATCGTGGTTGGAAGATCAGGGTCTATCGCGCAATCTGGTGCGCCATCCAGCAGCATTGGCAGGCCGAGCGATGGGTGCGCGTCACTGACGACGAGGGCCTAGCGCAGTTTATCCAGATCAATGGCTTGCAGATCGATCCCACGACGGGGCAGCCAACGCTTGTCAACGCCATTGGCTCGCTGGACGTGGATATCATCCTCGATGAGACCCCCGACAGCATCAACATGATGCAGGACCTCTACGAGACATTGCAGCAGGTTCTACCGGCTGTCGCTCCGATGCTGACCCCGGCGCAGGCGCAGGCTTCTGTTGAGTTGCTGGTGAACTCCTCGCCCATCGACTCGGCTGCCAAGAAGAAGTTCCGCGAGGCAGGAGAACAGCCACAGCCGCCCAATCCTGAGATCGCCAAGGCACAGGCTCAGTTGGAGCTGAAGGCCAAGGAGGGCGAGATGAACATGGCCATCAAGGCTCAGGAGTCTGAGGCCAACATGGTCATGAAGGCGCAAGAGCACCAACAGACCATGACATTTGAGCGTGAGAAGCACGCCATGGAAATGGAGCTAGAGAGCGAGCGGGGCGCGCGAGAGATCGAACACAAGGCCAAGAGCAGCGAGCAAGACCTAGAGCACGATCGCCAGAAGAACGAGGTGAAGGTGCAGGGCGAGCGCAGCGTGCGGAAGGAACAGACCAGCGATCCCACGGCTGAGGGCATGGTCAATAGCGCCGCCGAGGCGTTGAACGGGCTGACCGAGGGCATCACCAAGGTTGGCGACCAACTGGTGTCAAAGCTCGACGGCCTCGAGCGTGCGTTCCTGGCGCCTACTAAGCTTGTGCGTGACAAGAACGGCCGTCCGATAGCGGCTGAGAAGGTCTCAGCCAGTGGCTAGTGTGTTCCTGCGGCCTGATGCTGATAGCTCGGATGGCAATTGGACGAATGAACTCGGCGGGACATCGCTGTACGAGTCCATCGATGAGACTGTCGCCAGCGACGCGGACTACATCCGCTCCGAGAGCGATCCGGTGTCGGATGTCTGCAAGATCAGGCTGAGCAACCCGGGCACGACCGTCGCCGAGCCCGCCATTGTCCGCTTTCGATACAAGAAAGACGGCACGGGGTCAGACATCGATCTCACGGTGCGCCTGTTGCAGGGCGTGACGGAGATCGCGGCTTGGGCGTACAGCGATATCGGCACGACCTATGTGGACGGCGAAGAGACGCTGACAACCCCGGAGTTTGAACTGATCTCGGACTTCGATGACCTGTTCCTGGAGTTCACCGCAAACGTAAGCACGGTCGGGTCTCCGATTGGCCTGCTGCTCGCACTAACAAAGGCATAAAATGGCTGATAACGTAGCAATTACCGCCGGCACCGGTACGACAATCGCGGCCGACGACGTAGGCGGTGGCGTTCTCCACCAGCGGGTCAAACTGACATGGGGCGTGGACGGCACTGGTACAGACGCCAGCGCGTCCAACCCGCTCCCTGTTGTGCAGACTGGCACGCACAATATCGGAACGGTAACCACGGTCTCCACCCTTTCCGCCATCACGGCCGGCGAGACGCACATCGGTGAGGTTGGCGGCAAAACCGTTGTCAAGACCATCACGATGACGGCGGACACCAGCGTCATGGCGTCGGCTGACATCATTGCCGACACGCAGCAACTCGACGCCGCATTCCGCAAGGTGGATGGGACTGG